CAGGTAGTAGGCCTCGATCGAGACGCCCCAGTTTACCACGGCGGCGCGGTCGATCAGTGAATGTACTGCCAGGCCAAAAGTAGCGACGCCCACGGCATTGTAGTCGACCAGCAAGGTCCCTTGCTTCGAGGCGTACCCACCCGTGACCTGCGGGGGCTTCGGCAGGCCTGGGGGGTAGGTCGATTGCAAGCCGCCATCGGCGTTTCCGCACTCTTGGGATGCGTAACTATACGAACCTACCGCGTTCTCGATCCGTCCGAACCAGGGAATGACGAAGACGAAGCGGTCATCGACGCCCGCCTGGTAGGAAGCCGTAGATTCGTCGCTTCCACCTTCGATCTCCCACCAATAGTGGAAGAGAATCTTCGCGTTCCGGCGGATCGCAAGCGAGAAAGAGCTCTGCTGAATGGCGTGCACGCCGTTGTTCTCGGGACGGCCCTGCCCCGACAGCGACTTTGTGGCGAAGGCCAAGCGCACGTCAACGCCGCCTGCCCACTGGCCACCCTGGTGCCCCGAAACGCCGTGCTGCACGCCATATAAGGGGTTTGCCTCAGGGGGTTGTACGTGCCGGGTGTCGATCCAGGGCACGTCCGTGCGGAGGTCGCCCGCGGCCACGCCCCGGTGCAGGTAGACCCGCAGCGCCTCGAAGTCACCCTCGAGCGCAGCGGAGGTCAAGACGGTGCCGTTGACGAAGGTGGTCGGCGGAGCGAAAGCCATTAGCTCTTCCTCATGAGCAGAGCGCCGAGCTGGCCGCCGTTGTAGTCGAGCGTGACCTTGTCGTAGATGTTGTCGCACCGGACCAAGTAGTTTGCCGTACCGTTGTTGTACGCACCGAGCACTCCGGTAAACACCACCCGAAGTCCGTAGACGGTCAGGGGCGAGCTTGGGGCAAAGTGCCACGCCCCGTCCACCCCGGTCCAGTTGCACCCGGCGTCGCCGAGCCCAGGCCTGCTGAAGCCGGTGAACTGGCCCGAGAACAAGTTGCTTGGGTACTCCTCGAGCGCGCACTGGACCGAGGTCGAGTCGCAGTTGCTAAGGAGGTTCCCTCCCCTGGTGCCGACCACCACGGTGTTGAAGCTGCCCTGGGTGGGGGTGTTCACGAAGTTGGCGAGCGCCGCCGAGGTCACGTCCCACTGCAGCCAAAAGGCCCAGCACGCGTGCCCATTCGAGACCCGGATGTTGGTGGTGCCGTCGAACTCCTTGAACTGCTGGACGAGGTTGGCGTTGACCCACTCCCGGACCCCGACAGGCCAAAGACTACGTACGGAAAGATCCCAGTAAACTCGCAAGATGTCGCTGGTGGTAAGGCTAAAGCCCGTCGCCCCCAGGGAGAGCACCGTAGGGGTTCCTCCTGAGTCGCTGACAATGTGCGGCGTAGCGCCGGTCTGCTGGCCCGAAACGGTGTTGAACAGGTCGTGTTTGTACCGGTTGTATCCGATCGACGTGTGCGCGATCTTCGGCGCCATGAAACGCGTCGAGCTGAACTGGGCGAGGTCCACCCCGGCGCTCCGCACGTTGGCAGCGTCTAAGGTGCCGACCTGCGTGAATGGCGTCAGGCGGCTGTTGATCGAGGCTGCTGTGATCTTGTCGCCGTCTTCAACTACAGGGATCGCAATCCGGGTCATCTGTACCTCGCGATAGCCAGATAGCGGCTCTTCCAGATGTGACCGTAGCTTACGTGATCTGCGCTGGTGTCAACCGCAGGCGCGTCTTGAGAGGGCGGCGTGAAGAACACCTGGAGCTCGACCGAGAGGTCCCCTGCCGGGAGGTCCGCGTTGGCCACCACTCTGGAGGTTTGCGTAAGGTGCCCCCCGCGGCGCTCAGCGACCACAATGCCGTTGACCAAGATCCGCAGCCGAGCGTAGTTTGGCGACCCTGGGAACTGGTCGTTGGTCCCACGCGCAGCAATGTTGTTTACGTAGATGTTGCAGGACCACTCAAAGAACAGGTTGCCCCCCTTGAATCCCGTGAGGGTAAGGGGTGTTCCGTGTACGGAAAACCACGAGCCGCTGGAGATCTGGATGGTGCTCGAGATCCACGCGTCGTCGTAGACGTCCGGGTCGCGCTCTTCGGTCTGCTCCCCCTGCGCCGGAAAGGCGTTGCTGGCCCAGACCTGGTGGAGCGCGTTGGGCACCAGGCTCGGGGTCGAGACGAAGCCCGCCGGAAGCTGCGCCCGGTCGAGGGTGGTCGCGCTGCTCTGCTGCGCGCGGATCTCGGCGTTGATCTCGTCGGGGGTAAGGGAAGCCCCCTTGGTCGCCTGTAACACCGTCCAGTGCTTCATCCCCGCACTCCCTTGATCGTAAGCGTGGTGCTCGGAACGAAGTCTACCTCGAAGCCGATGAAGACAAGATCATCAAGGGTTTCGATCCCGAAGGCCCACCACGCCGCGCTCTGGTGGGCGATCGAGAAACGCAGCGGGACCAAGCGGGACTCCGTGTAAGCCCCACCCCCCTGTAAGACGGCAGCGTCGAGCTCGGGCAGAGGAGCGGCGTCGGGCGGCTGCGCGACGTAGGTGCGCTCGAGCACGGCAGTCAAGGAGAAGTCCTTATAGTGCCGCATGGTGATCTTCGGGGCGCCGGTGGTCATCACCCACAGAACGACGTTCTGCACCTGCTTTTGGTACTTCGGGTCGCCGAAGCTCATCCACGCGCTGCGCCACTCCGAGACAGGGGGATCTGCGTACTGAAAGACGTCGTCGACGTAGATCTTCCCCCGCGCCCGCTTGCCGCTGAGCACGAAGAGCCCGCGCTGCGCCTCCGATCCGCCCGCCTCGGACCCGGTGTGGTGGCCGAAAATGACGGTGCCGTCGTACAAGTTGGCGAGGCAGCCTACGGGAAAGGCCTTACGGGTCGACCACGGCGACAGCCCCTGGGGCTGGCTGGCGAGCCGGTCAACGTGAAGCACCAAGCCGAGCGTCGGCCGGTCCGCCCCGTCCGTGGGGACGTGCAAGAGGTACTCGCGGGTCAGCGCGCTGAAGTTGCCCCAGGCCTTCGCGAGGCAGTCGGCCGTCAACCGCTCCAGCTCCCCCTCGACAGGGGCGCCGACGTTGATGAGGTCCGAAACCGCGCCGCCCTCAAGGCCGCCCGTCACCGCGTAAACGCCGTCCAGCGCGAGGAAGACCACGCCGAGCCCAGGGACCGCGGCAATCGAGTGGGGCGAGCGGCAGGTCACGCTGGAGCTAAGGGTAGATACGGAGAATGATCCGTCTTCGGCCTGTTGAATGATGTCAATCGACCGCTCTCGGAAGACCAATAGATTCTGGTAGAGCGGGAACATCCCAGTGATTGGTCCGCCCTCGCTCGAGAGCGTGATGAAAGCGTCCGCGGCGAACTGCTCGATGAGACCGCTCTCACTGTAGAACAGCGTAGAGGACTCGCTCTCGCCGCCGTCGATCCACAAGCGGCTGCGGTGAAGGGCCGAGAAACGCGGCCGGGTCGAGGGCAGCGCGAGCAAGGGCGGGTCCGGAACGTAGGCGCCGAGCGCCGTGGTCCGGGTCGCGTCGAAGAACACCCGGTCCGTGTTGTTACGGATGATGTCGACAAAGTAGAGGGTGTCATCCCCCTGGGCGGCTTGGCCGAAGGCGTAGTTGGCCGTGCGGTAGATCTTGCGGGCCACCGTGCCGGTCGGACCCGTGGGAATCTCCACCGCGACCGCGTAGGTGAACCCCTTAGCCGACGCCGGCAGAGCCCAGCGGGTCGAGCCCAAGCCCGAGATCGGACCCTCCGAGCCCGAGGCCGAGACGAAGCTCACCGCCCAGCTGTAGACGGCCGCCTGGTCCCCGTCGGCGCCGGTCGAGTTGTTGGCCGGTCCGATCCCCCACCCGGCCCCTGCGGGGATCCCCTCCCCCTGCACGGGGCACCACAAAGTCGTCCCGCCGCCCGCCCCAGCCACGGATGGCCCAGGGCCAGCCACGGGCAGCGGACGCACCTGGCGGGCGCTGGGCGGGCTGGGTGTGCCCTCGAAGCCGAAGGGGCGCACGCAAGAGGCGATCGTCGACGCGCTCTCCGCCGCGCCAGCCAGGGGCCACGCCTTGATGATGATCGGACGGTCTTTCCCGTTGGTCACCACCACGCCCTGCGGGGTCGAGGTGTACCAAGAGCCGGGCTCATCGGGCGACGGCACGCTGCGGTTGGTCTGAAGGGTCCGCAGCACGTCGGTCCCGCCAGCCTCGTAGAGGAGGTGGAGGTTGCCTCCCTCCTCGAAGAAGATGTGCTGGCGCGCCCCTCCGGGAAGACCCTGATCGACGAAGAGGCTCGTGATCGGCCCGCAGCTGGAGAAGGGGTCCCAGTTGGTCGGGTTGACCACGTAGGGTTCGTACCCGACCCGGGTGGACCAGCCGCCGGTCGCCCGGTCGGACGTCAAGTTTCGTGCCACCCCGGCGTTGCTGGCGTTTTGGGGGAGGGTGGTCTCCAGCCCTCCCATAGTCTCAGCCTGAAAGGTCGACGGTGTCTGCATTTTCGATCCTTACGGGGTGAACCGGAGGGGCCCAAACGGGTTCGGGGAGTAGAGCTCGGCCACGCCGCCACCGCGGACCAGGCGGCGCGCCGCCAGCTTGAGGTAGGCGGACTCCATCCCCTGGAACATGACCGCTTTCTTTCGCGAGTAGACCTCGCCGAGCGCCGGGTTGTTGAGCTTGATCGAGAGGTTTTCGAGCGCGGCCAGGGCCAAGATCTCGCAGTAGGCGTGGGGCAAGATCGGCGCGTCTTGGTCTTCGTACAAACGCGGAGCCGCGGCAATGGCGCGCACCTCGATGTTCTGGTCGCCGCTCGGGTGCGGGTAGAGCTGGATCGACTGGTATCGGGCGCTGTTGTTCGACCGGTAGCGGATCGCAGTCGACTGGAAGCTCTGGCCTTCAAGCGTGGCCAGCGACAGGTCGGGGGCCAGCGTCACGGTTCCGGTCGGCGCCACGGTGTCAACGCCGAGGGCGGCAAAGCCCTGGCCACCGCCCGACCGCACGCGCAGCGGCGCCAAGATGCCGGCGGTGGGGCAGGTGAAGTAGTACCTACGGTAAAGTCCGGTAGTGCTGGGCACCACCTCAGGGGTGAACCGCAGCGTCTGGGTGTCGCTGAGCTCGAAGGTCGCGACCGCGCTGAAAGCCGACTCGAAGCCGTCGCTGACCTCGGGCGGGTAGACCTGCGCGTTGACGCCCAGCGGGGCGGCCACGTTGATCATGTAGACGTTGACGGTGCGGATGCCCTGGCCTGCGCCCACCGTAGCCACGGTCACGCCCCTGGCGGTCACAGGCGCCCTGGAGCTGCGCCCCTGGCTGGGCAGGTAGAACTCCATGCGTCCGAGGAGCTCGCGGTCGAGGTTGGCGCCGTCGCGCTCATACTTGGTCAAGGCCAGGGTGTTGACCGGAACCCCGACCGAGGGGTCAACCACGGACTGCACCGCCATGAAGTCGCTCGGCAGGAACACCTCCCGGCGCTGCACCGTCGCGGTGTAGGAGCCCGAGGCGCCGAGGAAGTCGCGGTCCAAGAACAGCTGGTTGGACGCTGCGACGAACGAAATGACGTGCTGAAAGGTGTTCCCGTTCGAGTCGGTGATGAACACCTGCGCGCCCTCGAGGTCCGAGCCGGGCTTGACCGCCGAGGTGGAGAACGGAAAGGGTCCGCCCGTAACCGTGCCCGAGCCGTTGACCACGCCCACCGCGATGGTCCGGTCCGTCCAAACACGTAGAGCCCTTTCCCTCAGAACAAAGTCCCACGGCCGGTCGCTCAGAACACGCGTCTGCGCGTCATTCACGATGTTGACCAGTTGATCCCTATAGGTTGCGTTCGTCGGATCATAGTCCAACAGGTTCCCAATGTAGTCAATGATCTGGCCGAGATTCATCGGTGCTCCCCTTAGCGAGAGGCCCTCCCGCACCAGCATCTTAGCCGGTGGAGAGGGCCTGGGCCTTCACGCAGGTTTCAGCGGCCTCCCGGCCTCCCCGCCTGCGATCAGAACTTCTTGTGGAACCAGACGGCGGCCTTGTTCCCGGACTCGGCCGTCAGCGCGGTCGCCACCGGAGCCCCCGCGGAGGTCATCGCGACCACGCGGTAGGTCTTCGACGTAGTCACGGTGAAGATCGCGTTGGTCGAAGTGTGCGTGCCGTTGACCACGGTGTAGGCGCCGATGGTGGCGACGTTGAGGTCTTCGGGGACCACGAAGACGACGTCAGGCACGACACCCAAGCCGTGAGCGATGTTCTGAGCGGCACCGGTGCCAGTCTGGACGGCCGAGTAGAACACCGCAGAGCCCGGCGCGAGACCGAAGCGACCAGCGGTGGCGGAGCCGCTAAGCTGCGCGCCAGCGGTGACACCGGTCGCAACGTCGGCCTCATCGACGTAGCCGCTGATGGCGACGTCAACATCGCCGTTGGCCACGGCCGAGTTGAGGGCCACGCCGACGATCAGGGCTTTCGCCCCGCCCGTGGCCTCGATTACGTACAACACCTTGTCGGCGCCGGTCTTCGAGAGATCGAAGGCGACGGCGTCGCCCTTGGTGATCGTGCCGCCCGCGAGGAAGGTCTCCACCTGGGTGCGGTTGGGGCCGCCAGGGGACTTTTCGCCCGAGCTGAGGAACTGAATCAGGTTCGAGGTAGCCATATGGATCAGGCCTCCGCGTCGATGAGGATGGAGTGGCTCGCGAGGTGGCCGGTCACCAGCTGCATCCGGCAAAGCACGGTGGCAGCGGAGGTGATCGTGCCGGGAACGGGCTGCATCTCGCCAATGTCGAACCAGCCGTCGGTGTCGGCGTAGAGCTCGAACTGGTCGGAGGCGAGCAGGTAGGCCGAAACCGCCTTCGCGCCCATGCCGGACGAAGCCGAGGCGGTGAAGCCGAGGTTCGGGTCGACGTAGACCTGGGCGCCCCGGTAGGTGGCGACCATCTTGCTGTTGAGGCCGTCGCGGTCGGCCACGGTGATGTACTGAATCCGCTGGTCCAAGAGGGCCAGGAACGCGGCGTAGCACTTGGGCGACATCAGCAAGATGTCGGGGGTGGCGCCGCTCGGGTTGTAGATCTCCGCGTTGATGAACAGCTGGTCCAGGTCCGAGATCGCCAAGCTGCCGCCCGCGTCCTGGAACTGGTTGAACCAGTTGAGGCTGCGGAAGGTGGTCTTGCTCAGGCCGCCGACCGTGTTGGTCTGCGCGGTCGAGGCCACGCCCTCGAGCCAGCCGGTGGTGTTGGGGGCCACCAGGTTGGTGCCGTTTCCGTTGAGGGTCTGGAGCTGGGTGATCTTGCTCGAGTCGCCGCGGATGATCTGCTGGGTCACCTGCTTGCGCAGGGCCAACATGACGTTGGCCATCTTGCTCTCGAGAACGCTGACCACCGCGAGGTCTCCGCGGTTGGCGAGCTGCTCGATCTGGTTGATGACGATCGGCTGGGCGAAGTTGGCCCACTCGAACTTCGCCACGTAGAAAGGGTCCTTGATCGCCATGTTCATCGGCTCGAAGCCGTTGCTGAACTCGGTGATCGAGGAGTGCTCGCCGAAGATGACGGGCTGCTCGATGCGCAGGCCACCCGTAACCTTACGGAGGCGACCCTTGCTTTCGATGGCCCGGATCAGGGGGTGGGAGATGAAGCTGTTGTCGATCAGCTTGTCCCGGAGGAGCTGAAGCGTGGTCGTGATAAGGCTGTTCGTGGGCATTGAAGCCTCCTTTCAAGAGAGGGTTTCTACGGAGTGCGTGCCTGCGTCGCAGGTGCGTTGCCGTAGGGCTCCTGTAAGGGGTGGCCCCAGCGTCAACATCATAGCGCAGCAGCTCGCGGACGTCTACTGGCCCATTCGCGCTCGGGCCATAGCAAGGATCGACTCGTTGGTGGTGGTGCGCCCCACCTTGCCGCCCGTGGCCACGTCCGCGACGGGGCCTCGGCGCGCCGGGGAGGTCGCGGTGCTGGCCGCGGCCTGGTTGGCCCGCCGCCTCGCCGAGCCGGTCTTGGCCTCGGCCTCCGCGTCGGCCGCCGCCTTCGCTGCAGCGAGCTTCGCGCCACGCCCCTTCGCGGCCCAGTAGGCCGTTTCGAGGTCGAGCGACGGGTTGCTCTCGAGCAAGCGCTGCACCTCGGACCGGAGCCCGGCATCGCTCTTGAAGTCAGGGTTTTCACCGAGGAAGGAGTTGTACTGATCCTCGGCGGCCTTGATTTCGTACTCGTCCTGCATCGGCTTGAGCACCTCGGCCAGTCGCCGCGAGACTTCGTTCTCGATACGGGCTTGTACGGTGCTTTCGTTGAAGGGATCATACTCGGGCAGCTCTTTCGTCTTGAGCGCAGCGGCGCCCTTGAGGAGGCTCTCGCGCTCCGCAAGGGCCTCTTTCTGCGCCCGGCTGAGCTCTTGGGTCTTGCGCGTGTAGTCCGCCTGCATCGACCTCATGAGCGAGGCCACGTCGGGCGGAACCCGCTTGAGCGCGTCGTTCCAAGAGAGCTTGCCGGACTTGACGTCGCCGATCGCGTCGGCCGCGTCCGAAGCCACCTGGGCCTCGGACTGCGGAGTCCCCGTGGCGGGCTGGGCGCTGGCCGGAGCCGGCGCCTTGGCCTTCGTCGAGGGAGCGGGCTTGGCCGCCCCCTTGGCCGCAGCGTCGACCGCCTGGACCTGCGCCAGCACGGTCTCGGCGAGCGAGGTGCCGGGGGCGCTTGAAGTGGAGGCGGTCATGGAGTCAGCCGGTGCAGCCGCAGCTGCAGGGGTGTTCGCCAAAAGCATGGTGATTCCCTTATTTGTCGCCGAGCATGCGTAGCACGTACCCGGCTTTGCGTGAGTACCAGCCTGGGTTCCACCCAGGTGGCGTGGTGAAGGGTATGGGCTTTCCCTTAGCGTCAACCCCGTTGGACAGCAGCTCAATGAAGCCGATGCGCTCAACGAGGAAGGTGCGCCAGCCTGGCTTTTCGCCGCCACTCGACCGCTTACCCGCACGGACGAGGGTGTTACTCAGCGAAACGCTCTCAGGATCGATGTAAAGGTGGAGGTACTGGCCGCCGTTGAATCCGATCCACATCGCGCAGGGGTCGCCTACGCGTGTTCCCTTAGCCCCCAGCTGGTCGGCAGGGTCCGCTGGAACCCACTTATCATTGTAGACGAAGCGCACGGGCTGGCGGAACTTGATCGCGTCGCTGAGGATCGCGTTGACCTCGCCCCGCCCCGTGCCCGTGCGGGTCAACTGGCGGCCGATGACCACCGTGCCTTGCTTGACGGCGTCGGACGGCAGCCCGAAGATCCGCTTGATCTTGCTGAGGGCGCCCTCGGCCGCGACAATGGTCGAGCCGAGGATTCCCTTTGCTTTGTTGACCAGGGACGTGCTGAACCCAAACGCCATCAGCTACCTCACTTGCGCATGCGGCCTGCGAAGAAGTCGTCGGTGGGCTCACTCTCACCCATTCCGGTCTTGCCCTTAGGCTTCATCTTGGCCGAGGGCTCCTCCATCATGCCCTCCTCCTCTTCGCCGGGCTCGACCTCGCCGAGGAACTCCCGGAAGCCTTCGTCCTTCGCCAGCTCCATGAGGGCGGCGGTGATCGAGGTCAGCTCAGAGTCGCCCATGATCTTGTCGGGGGTCACCGGAAGGGGCTTCCCGTAGTCGGCCGCCGCGGCGGTCAACATCGACAGGAACCGCACCTCCTCCGGGTCGAGCTCGGGCACGGGCTCGGTGTAGGCCTCGGCCTCGGCCTCGACGCCCATGACGTTGAGCACTGCGGAGATCGCCTTACCCAGCGCGGTCATAACCTTCGCGCTGTAGGGGCGGTCGGGCTTCGGGGTCATGCCAGCCAGCTCTTCACCGACGGCGTCGTCCATGGCGTCGGTTTCCATTGCGAGCTCTTCAGGCACGTCTTTCTTGCCAAACTTGAGGGGCATCAGATCATCTCCATAGGCGGCGGCGGCGGGGCGCCCGCGTCTTGCTCGGGGGTGGGGGCGCCGGGGGGCGGCGCGGGAGGGGGCAGGACTTTACCCAGGTCGGCGGGCAGCTGGAACGCGCGCACAATCTCTTCGAGCACGGCCTTCGGGTCGGCGCCCAGGCTGGTCAAGATCGGCGCCAGCCGCTCCAGCGAGGCCTGTTTGGTGGCGTCCGAGATCGGCGTGGTGCCGGCGTCCACCGCCCAGTAGCCGAAGTCACCGGTCAAGTCGTCCGCGCTCAAGATGGTGGGGCCGACCGGGTTGGGAAGGGCCAGTGGCTCGGCGTCTTCACCGAGCACCACGCTCAAGATCACGTTGTAGGCCATGGCGATCGAGGTGATCACGCCGTCTCGGGCCCGAGCCATCCGTCCGATCTCGCTGGAGGTGTAGGCGGCCAGTAGGGTCTGTTCCGTAGCGGTGGTTCCCGTAGCCTCGCCCCGCGTGAACGGCGCCAGCATCGAGGCGTCGTTGATGTCCGACTGCACGTTCAAGGCGTAGGCCTCGATGTCCGGCGGCATCGACGCCTGGGGCACCGGGGTGATGTTGCCTTCGAGCGGGAGACCCGGCTGTAGGTCGACCTCGATCATCTCTCCGTCGATCCCCTGAGAGATCTTCGCCGCAGCGTCCTGGCTCAGGAACCCCGCGCGGACCATCCACTGGCGGGCCATCCGGCGCGTGCCCTGGGCCTGGTAGGTGCGGATCAGGTTGAGCTCCCGCAGCTGGTCCCGGCTCCGCTCGATCAGGCTGTAGCCCCGGAGCGGGGTGTCAGGGTCGCGGCTGAAGTAGAGCGGAATGATAGGGACGATCGGCCTTCCGGAAGAGCTCTTATAGGGGATCCCCGAGGTCTCATGCACGAGCTCGGCGTCGGCCTGTTCGCTGTCCGCCGTGGCGCCAAGGTCGAGGGCGCCGACCTGCACCTTGACTCCCTCGAAGAGGAAGACGTCGCCGTCCCCGTAGTCTTGCGACCAGACCAGCAGCTTGTCGGCCTGGAGGTCGTACATCTCCGCGACGCGCACCCACTTATCGGTCTCGGACTGCATGTCGCGCTCGGGCATGGCCACCGGGGAGCCCATCCCTCCGACCTTGACTTGATCTCCGTCGATCCACTTAGTGTAAACCCGAGGGCGGAACTCAGCCTCGGGCTTGCTGAAACGCACGGACGCCTCGCTGAGCGGCATGAGGTAGACGTGGCCGACGAAGCGCTGCGCCTCCCAGCTGGTCGCGGTCGCGTCGACGATCACTTCCCAGGGCGGCAGGGCGCCGCAGCTCACCCGCTTGAGCGGGTCAGGGCTTTCCACAGGGGCGAGCTTGATGAAGGCGCAGGGGTAGATCAAGGCGAGGCGCGTGGCGTCTTCGAGCTGCTCGCGCACGTCGAGCAGGAACTGGTTGGCCGTGGCCTGGGCCACCGCCGGGTTGCCGCGGTCGCGGAGGTCGGGCTCGACCCGGACCGAGGGGTTCTTCGCGTAGAGCGAGCCGAGGTAGCTCTCGACCACGGCGTAGCCCTTGGGCACCTCGGTGGTGTTGGCCCTCGCGGTGGCCCCGTTCCTGTGCCGCCAGAAACGCGTCATGTACAGCGCTTTGCACTCGCGCAGGTCGGACCGGCAAGAGTCGAAGTAGGCGTCGTGGTTGACGACAATCGAGCGGACGTCTCGGGCAGAAAGAGCCATAGGTCTTGTCCTTAGAAGGGCATCGAGCCCGACTTGATTCTGCGGGCCCGGTTCGAGGCCAGGAGGTCGGTCACGCGGTCTCGGGGGGAGTTTAGCGCGGCGGTGCGCCAGCTGGCGGGCACGTCGCGTAAACACCTGAAGGCCAGCGCGCAGGCGACGGCCGCGTCGTCGTGCGCCCCCTTCGGGGCCTCGGGCGCGACCTTGCCGGGCATGATGGTCAGCGAGCGCAGCTCCATCCAAGTGGTACGGTCGAGAATCCGCATCAGCTGCAGGCTCTCGCGCAGCGTGTCAAAGGCGTCGAGCTTGCTCTGGAGGGTGGTGGTCCACGGCTTTCCGGTCTTCGGGTCGAGCCATAGGTTTCTGTACCTACAGTAGTTGATCTCAAGTAGAAACGCGTGGCCGTGGTTGTTGCTCTCCGCGAGGATCATAGCGGAGTTGTACCTACTGGCCACCTGCACCGAGCGCTGGGCCCACTGGGCGGGCGTCACGGTGTTGCTGCGCTCTACGTAGACCGCCTGCCGGGTGCTCACCGAGACCACGCAGAGCGTGCTGTAGTCGCCGCCCACGCCGCCGCCCACGTCCACGCCCATGACGTAGCGGTCCTCGGTCTGCGGGGCCTCGAGCTCGCGGCCCAGGCCACCGTGCAGGGGCAGCTCCTCAAGCACGTCGATGGCGCCGAGCAGGCCGTCCTCGAAGTACCCGCCCTTCCGGTCGAGGAAGCAGTCGTCCATGCACGCGGGGTACTCGCGGCGAAACTTGTGGGCCGAGCCCAGCCGGGCCTCGGTCCGCCGGCGCCAGTGGAGCTGGCCGAGGGAAAGCCCGTAGAGGGTGCGCAGCGCTTTCTCGTCGGCCGACAGCTGGGACTCGAAGTCCTCCGGCACTTCGCTCGGTCCGTCGCAGTACGTAGGGTGTTCCCACCACCACATCGTCAACAGCGTCCAGCCGTTCTCGGGCGCACCCATGACCAGCTTGCTGAAGAAATCGCCTGGGATATTCGCTGTGCTTTCGGCCATGATGAGGCCCTCGCCCACGGCCGCGTCGACCTGGGCCAGGACCTCTTCCAGGTCGGGCGCGAAGGCGGCCTCCGAGACCAGGGCGGCGGTCGGGGAGAACGACCGCAGGCCGCTCTCGGATCGAGCCGTGAACGCCTTGATCGAGGCCTTCGTGCTCTTGAACGTGATCCCCCCCTTCGCGCTGGCGTCAAGCTCTCTACGTAGAATCGCGGGCGGGTGAAGCACCCAGCGCCTGTTCTCCGCGAGCAGACTTGTAGCGGAGTCATCGCGCATCGAGACGATCGCGTGCATCGACTCTTGCTTCGTGGTCGAGGCGAGCCACTGGAGCACCAGCTTGCACCCCGTGGTGGCCGCCACTTGGCGAGCCTTGAGGATCAAGATCCGCTTCGATCCGGCGTTCACCGCGTCGAAGATCTTCCGCTGCATGGGCAGGGCAGCGAAGGGGATCATCTTCTTCGAGTCTTTGCTCTGCACTTTCAGTAGTTTAGCGTAGCTGTCGACCGAGTTGAGCATCTTCGCCACGGCAGCGCGCTTGGCCTTGGGCACACGCGCTGGGACGAAGACGTCAGCAAGGTTCCGCACGTACATCTACCTACCCGGCCATATCAAGGATGTTGTCGAGCTCTTCGGACTCGATCGCCTCTTCGCTGTCGGCCGCCGCCAGGCGCTCCTTCTTGAGCGCGTCAGCGCGGGCGAAGGCGGTCTCTACGGCGAACTGCGCAAGGCGCACGGAAAACTGGTTCACCCGACCGGGCTTTGCCGTGCCCGTGATCGCCTCCCCAATGAGGGTCACCGCTGCGGGAACCATGCGCAGCAGCCGATTCCGAGCCTCTTCAGCCACCTCCTCGGGGCAGGGGAACTCCTTCCGGTAGGCAGCCACCCAGCCGCGCGTGTGGTCCGAGCCCCAGCGGTTGATCGCCGAAATGGTAGCGATCCCCGCCCGTCCAGCTGCGTACGGTTCATTCGGTGCGTTCTTCGCGAGCCACTTCACAGTTTTCTTCTGAAGCGGAGTGAGCGAAGCCTCGATGACGCGCCAGGGATCCAGTGCCATTTTGCCACCTAAGTAGTTGAACTATGCGTACATTGCACAGCGCTGTTGCGCACCTCGATCTTAGCCCGCCGGGCAGGCGGACGCTGGCTCCCGGCCCGACTCATTCGTGGCCGAGGGCGCAGGCGTCTTCGTGGGGCCGGAGCAGGAACCGGTGCAGGGCCAGCCGCTTGCCCACCGCCTCGGCCTCGCCCGGCGCCCAGGGCCGGTCCTCCACCTGGGTCCAGGCCTTGCCATCCCGGACTTTCTTCACGGTGTTCCGTGACACCCCGTAGAGCGCGGCGAGCACGGTGAGGCGCTCTTCGGGCAGCAGCCGGATCTGCTGCACCTTGTCGACCGTGAGCTTGGAAAAGGGGTTTTGCTCGCCCATGATCTTGTCCGAAACCTTTCGTTTGGCGCGCATCAGTTGATCTCCTTAGGTGAGCTCGGCATCGAACGGATCGACCCAGCGGTGCGTGAGCACCGAGGGGATCTCCTCGGGCGACCAGTCTCTGTCCGGAACATGGGTCCATGTACTTCCGAGTTTGATCTGGCTTACTACGTGCTTTGTCACTCCATATGCCTCAGCTATGTATGATCCTTTCTGGTGCTGCAGGCGCAGCCGAATTTCCTGCACCTCAGGCTCGGTCAACTTTGACCGCGCGCAGCTCTCGCCTTTGGCTTGACGCCCTTTCTTGACCATATCGGCTTTGTTCTCCGCGTCCGTTCCGACCGAAAGGTGGTTCGGATTGCAGCACAGACGGTTATCGCACGAGTGCATGACGTGGAGGCTTCCGGGGTCTTCCACGAAGATCGCGTATGAGATCCGGTGGGCCCCTATCACCGCCTTGCGTGACCTCTGCCAGGTCAGCGATCCATAGCCCTCCGGCTTTCGCTTCCCGGTCCACTCCCAACAGCCGGTGGCGTGGTCGAGTACGCACTTTTCCCAGAGCAGATCAGCGAGCTGTTCCTCGGTCCTTGGTGTCTTTGCCATCAGGCGATCCCCTTAGGTGAAAGCACCGGTTGACCTGCCCCGTTCATCCGACCCTTGACTCGCAGCGTGATCGCGTTTGTCCGCCGCTCGATCTCCTCCTCGAGCTCTTTAGTCCAGCCGCCACCCACCGCCTTCAGCTCAAGAGCCAGGGCGCGAATGTCACGGTCGCGGCGCTCGAGGAGCCACCGGGCCACGCGTCGCAGGCCGTCGCCGGTCCGCCGCTGGAACTCGGTCAAGTCCCGTGCGGAGATCCCCTGAAGCGCTCGGGGGTGGGCCTCGGCGTAGGCCTCGAAGTCGAAGTGCGTCGCACCCACCCGGGCGCCGCACTCGGCGCACCAGGCGCGCCGGCCCTTGTCGAGGTCGCCGTGAAACACCCTGCCGGCGATCAAGGCGGCGCGCTCTTCCGGGCTCAAGTCGCCGCCAGCGCGGGCTCGACACCGCCAAACTCCGCCGACCAGAAGTCCACCGCTCCGGGTGCAGGCTCGACCACGGGCTCGGCTGCCGCCACGGGGCTCGGCAAAGGGCCCAGGGCTGCTCCCGGCTCTCGGGCCAGGCGCTTGGGCGCCCGGCGGCCAGCGAGGCCCCTGGAGGCCACGAAGGCGCTCAGGGCGGTGAAGCCCTCAGGCTCGGCCGCGGCGCGGATGACCGCGTTCAAGGTGTCGCTGATCGTTCTGCAACCGGTCGCTGCTCGCAGGGTGTCGAGGATGTCACGGGACTCTTCGCGAATCCTCGCAGAGACCCAGATGCCGCGGTCGGGAAAGTCGTCCATTGGTGCACTCCTTGGGCTCAGCCCTGCATCTATGGTAACACAGCCCGACTGTGTTTGTCAACTTTCTTTAGGCGTTTCTCAGGCGGCCGGGTGCCTCGCTGGGCGTGGGCGTGCGCGCCAACCTCAGGTCGGTAAAAGGATGGCCCCGCTGAAAGCGACATGCTGCAGGGCCTTTGCTCACGGTGCCAACCCCACCTCAAATTCTGCCAACACCTATACTACTACTACTACTGCCTACTATTCTTACCTCTTTTCTATTGTTCAGGTTGGATCTATAGTAAGTAAAGGGGCAGCAGCAGCTGATTTTGGAGGCGCCAACCAACCTCAGGGGCTTTTCAGAGGTTGGAGAGAGCTCTCGAGATTGACGTCCAGCTCGGGATAGACGAAGCCCCCTCGGCTCCATACTGAACACGAGGGGGCTGGGGTTGGCACCTCTACCGCTCAGTTGAGCGAGAGCCTTGCGGAGTGCTCTTGCTGCCTCTGCCGCATGTTTCGCAGCGTTTTGTCCGCAGCCTCGATGGCCGCCTCGGTGATCGAGAGGTCGCAGTCAGGCACCACGCCCTCGGACGGCTGCCTCCCCTCGGGCAGCCAGAGCCACTTGGGCTGGCCTTCGACCTTGAACCGAGCCTTGGTCCAGCCGGCGGCCTTGAGCGCCTCAGCGGACCTCATGACGTGGCCACGGCTCAGCTTCCACGGGTCACCGTTGGCCTTCGCCTGGTTGAGCCCCGTCAACACCGCTTGGAGCGAGACCCCTTTCAGGCTGGCGCCGGGGGTGTTTGCCATAGCGGTGGCGTAGCCGACGAGAGACTCGATCCAGGGCTCATCTTCGACTTCGTGCTCCGAGCGGGCCTCGATCATCAAGGCCTCTTCCTCGGGGCCCAGCCACCAGGTTTCGCCCTGCCGAAAGCGGTCGACCGCCTCAGCCCACAGCTGGTCGCGGTTTTCGCTCAGCCAGTCGAGGTCGATCCGGCCGATCCGAATGACCCAGAATCGACGTCCGCCGGTATCATCCATGAGAAACTGCTGCTGGTTGGTGGTTCCGACGAAGACGGTGGACCGAGGGGCGGTTTCGTGGATCTTCGCGTAGGGGCGGCGGAACCGGTCGACCTGCGAGCTCAAGTGCGCCTTCACCTTTTCGGCCGACTTGCCGGTGATCGAAGACAGCTCAGCGATTTCCCATCCCCATACGCCCTGAAGGCCCATCAACGCGTCTTTGTCGTCGAGGTTGAAGCGCGTGTCGGTGAAGAAATCATCCCCGAAGATGGTGCGGAACCACGTCGACTTGAAGGTGCCCTGGCCCCCGGCGAAGATCATCATGGTGTCGACCTTGCAGCCAGGATCAAGGGCCCTCGCCACGGCCGAGACCGCAAACTTCGTGCCGACCGACCGGACCAGCTGGGTGTCGGGCGCTCCGGCGGACGTGGTCAAGAGCTCGCCCAGGCGGGGGATTCCGTCCCAGACCAAGCCTTCGAGGTAGTCTTTCAGCGGGTTCACCGACCAGCACATGCGAGCGACGCTGTAGAGCTGCTCGTAGAACAGGGCCGACTTGACCCGCAGCTTGTAGGTGCGCCCCACGCCGGTGGTCAGGTGCGTGACAAAGGCGTCGGTCAGCGGCTCTCCGTTCCAACAGAGGCAGTGGCGGAGCTCATCGTAGGAAACCGCAGCGGAGATCACCGGGTCCTCTTTGATGGCCACCTCGATGTTCTCGAGCGTCGGCAGCGGGCTCTTGACCCAGGTCTTGCTGCCGTCTTCGTTGATCTTGCGGGCGCCCGGAGGGTGTTCCATCAAGGCGCGGATCTCGTCGACCGATCTACTTTCTCGCTGCATCAATCACGTCCTGCCAGACCTCGGTCTGGCCTGTATTGAACCCGTTGCAAAAGCTGCTTCGGGCTCGTTTTTCGCTCAGGCCGACCGAGATGGCCGCCTGCACGAAGAGCTGCTCCCACCGGGTGGAGTCATAGATGTAGCCGCCATTGACGGCCTGGCCGACCGACCTCCCGCAAGAGTACGTGTACGTGCTTTGCCCTGCGCCAGGAGCCATGACGGATAGTTTCGTCAGTTTAGCGTTTAGCCAGGAGCTTGCGATTGCCCGCTCGCGGTCTTCGGGGCGGCCGAGCGCGGCGTAGGCCTGGGTCAGGCGCTCCCTGGGCCGCGGCTTTTCAACCTTAGGGGGAGGGAAAGTACGGATCAGCCACGCTGGGTCAAGTAGAGCTTGACCGTTCCAAAGCCTCGCACCAGTGGGCCCTTTCGTCCCTCCGGTCTGCCAGTAGTGGAAGTCCTCCGTGCGCGGCGCCGAGGGCTTATACCAGAGCCGACTCGGATTCTTCGTGGCTTTGTCGTTGACCACGCCGCAAGATGCCGCCCAGCGGGTGCCCGCCTCCCAGACCGCGAGCCAGCGGCGCGCAGGCACCGGCTCAAGCATAGGGAACACTACGCGACCCTTCGTCTTTGACGTGCTATGGCTGTAAGACGTGTGCCCGAAGCGGAGCAGATCATAGTCTTCAGTCGCGCCGAGGGCCCGAAGCACGTCGAGCTCGATGCCCGAGTCGCTGTCGACCACAAACATGGAGATCGACTCCACGTCTTCGTTGGTCTTGCCGAGAGTGCCGTCCTCGCGCTGGTTCACGCGAACAGGCAGCCACAGCGGAACGCGCTCTTTGCGCGACGTGATGATGGGCTCGCCCAACATCTTCGCGACCTGCCAGCCGTAAAGCCGCTTGGGCTGCACTCTTTCATCGAAGCAGCTGCCGACCACGCAGACGTCCCAGCTCCCCGAGCCGGGGAATGGGTCGATGGGCGGGTCGTGGCCGGCGGCTTCCCAGGGGTCGATCATCGAGCGCTCCTTGCCCGCTCTATCTACAGCTGGCCGCCCCCACCCGTCAACATGTTTCTATAACTTTTGTTTGCGCAGCTTGTTGACAGCCAGAGGGGGGCGGCATAGTATAGTATCAACAGCAGGCGGCGGCCTCAACGGGCCAGGGTGGTCTTGGGGTCGCCGACCTGCTGTACTCACCAGGGGTTCCGCTATGATTGCTCGATCCGAAACCGTTACCAAGCTCTTCACCGCGCTGGCCAAGGCCCAGGGCGGCATGGGCCTCGCCCTCAAGGACGGCATCAACCCGGCCTTTCGGTCGGCCTACACCACCCTCCCTGCCGTGCTCGAGGCCGTGCTGCCGAGCTTCAACGCGAACGGCCTGGCGGTGCTCCAGCACCCCGCCATCGCGGACGACGTCAGCTACGTGACTCTACATACGATCATCACCCACGAGTCGGGCGAGTGGATGGAGAGCGCTGCCACCCTGCCGGTCGGTGGCAAGCGCGACGCCCACGCGGTCGGCTCCGCGATCAGCTACCTGCGCCGCTACACCCTGGCCTCGATTGCTGGCGTGATCCAGGCGGACGACGACGGCAACGGCGCCGCCGGTGCGGGGAACCCCTCCCCCCAGGCCCAGCCCCAGCGCCCGGCTCCCCCGCCTGCGCCCGCTCGGCCCGCCCCCGCGCCGCAGCCCGCCACCCAGGCCTCGGCTCCGCCCGCGGCCCAGCCCAAGGCCACCGCCGTCGCCTCGCCGCCGGCCGGCGCCCCCGCCGAGCGCATGACGCTGGCCGAGCTCAAGCACGCCGTCGAGGAATACGTCGACTACGGCATCTTGGTCGACTGGTGCGTCTCCCGCAGCAAGCCCACCCCCATGGAGCTTGAGGGCCACGTCCAGCGCCAGATGATCTCCTGGCTCTCGACCCACGGCAAGGCCGCGCTCGCGCAGTGGGACGCGGAGCGGCGCGCCGCGAAGCTCATTGAAGAGCAAGAGCAGGCCGCGCGGGACGAAGCGAAGCTGATCGCCGCGGCTAAGGGCAAGTCCGACCTCACCTCGCCGAAGGCCGCCGCCCTCGCGAAGCACGGTGAGATCGACCCCGCCAACCTGCGCCAGGCGGAGCTCGAAGCCGCGGCCCTCGACGAAGAGCTCGACCGCATGGACGCCGAGGCCAACGCGTTGATCGCCGAAGAGCCCGCCCCGGCCCCCGAGCCGCCCGCCGCGATGCGCCGCCGCAAGACCGTCGCTCGGTAGTTCCCCTCTCCCAGGGGCGGTCTGCAGGTTGGGTTTGACCTCTACCTTTGGGCCCGCAGGCCGCCCCTCTTCTACGTGGATCAACCTAAGGAGAATGGATCAATGGCCACCGTGCTCATTGCCATCGACCCTGGTCCGGTACATTCCGGATTGGTAGTGTACCGTACCGGGGGCGACCCGGCCGTTCTGTTCTGCGGAGCCAAGCTGACCTGGGTTCAGGTGATCAAGCAGCTCGACTTGGCGAGGAGCCTTCCCGACCCCTGCGTGCTCTGCGAGCGGGTTTCGGCCGGCGCGGTCTCCGGCCACCACATCATCGAGACGGCCGAGGTGGTCGGGCGCGTGCTTCAAGCCTGCGACGATCGAGGCCTGTTGATCCGGATCCGATACCGGCGCGAGGTCCTCAAGGCCCTGGGGGTCGGTGGGGGCGCGAGCAAGGACGCGCTGGTCCGGCAGGTCGTCCTCGAGCTTCACCCCGGTGGAGTGGGCACCAAGAAAGCCCCAGGCCCACTCTACGGGGTTTCCTCCCACGCCTGGCAGGCGCTCGGCCTCGCCTGCGGTTTTGCCCTCGAGCAGGGCCTCTACATCCGAAAGGAAGGGTAAGTACATGAACGAACAGGAATACCGCGTGTTTGACGCGATCAACTACAGCTCGCTCAAGCACATGAGGAAAAGCCCGGCGCACTACCGCTGGGAGCTCGACAAACCCAAAGAGGATGACGCCAAGTACCACCAGCTCCGCGCGATTCACGCGCTGGTCCTCGAACCCTTCGCTGCGGATGATCAGATCGCGGTGTGGGACGGCCGCAAGGACAAGCGGAACAAGGACTACGCCGCCTTTCTCGAGCTGAACGCGGGCAAGTCGATCCTCAACCCGACCGAGTACGCCGAGGCGAAGTTGATCGCCGAGGCCTACACCAAGAACGCGCACCTGCGCTGGCTTTTGGGCCTGCCTGGTACATGTACCGAGACCTCGGTGGTGTTCGATTTGTCGCACGTCGTCCCAGAACTGGAACAAGCCAAGCTGGCCTGCAAGGGGCGGCCCGACTTGATGCACTACAGCGTCGAGCACGGCCTTATCATCGCCGACCTCAAGACCTTCGGGTCCACCGACTCGAGCTTGATCTGCTGGGCGGCCCGTCAACACGGCTGGTTGATCCAGCTCGCCCTCTACACCTTCGCCGCCGAGGCCCACTTCGACATCGACCTCAGCTCGGGGATCCCCGTCCGGTGGTTTACGGTGGTCGCCGAGAGCGACGGCCCCTTCGACTCCACCGCCATCGAGTGGGACGAAGACACCAAGGCCCGCGCCAGCCATGAGCTCTCGGCCTTGCTCAAGCTGGTGGCCGAGTGCACCCTCAGCGGCCAGTGGCCGGGCCGCTCGGGCCTGCAGGTCGGCGCCGCCTACACCGCGGTCAAGCCCGCTCCGGAGGCCGAGTGATCACCGACTCAAACCTGTGGTTCTACAACGCCCTGCCAGTCTTCCTTTTCGGCATTTCCTTCGCGCTGTGCGCGGTCAGCGTCTACGAAGGCCTTCGGCGCGAGCGCGAGGCTGAGTAGAAACACTGAAACCCCCCGTCGCGAAATGCGGCGGAGGGTCAGTTGATGCAGCGACGATCGAATAGTAACATGTCGGCAGCGGACGTCAAGATAGGTTGAAGCCCCGACCCTCGCGACATGCGGGAGCCGGGGCTTCTTGCGTGGTTGCACCGCACGCACCGCCCCCCTAAAACGCAGAGAGCCTCCCGTCAACATTGACGGGAGGTCCTCTGGCCAGGAAGGGACCCCTCCCCTCTCTGGACCCGCGTAGACGGGTCTCGCGAGCCCGGCTACCCAGCCAGTCTACCCGTCGTGGTGGCCGGTGTAAATGCCCCGCTTGCGCGCCCAGACGTCGAGGTGCCCGCCCAGTCGCATCGCGAAGGTGGCGTCGTCCGCGTCGCCCGTGGCCAGCAGGTAGCCGAGCCCATCGAGGAGCTCCTGCCACGCCTCCCGGGCGCCCGGCTTCCACGGCGCGCGAAGCTGGGTCCCGTAGGTATCTCTACCTGCCTCGGCGCGGAGCTCCATCCCTCGGATGACCTGGCGGGGGATCTTGAACATGTCGGCCAGCTCGAGCACGGTCGGCCCGGTCGCATCGCAGGGGGCGGTGGGCCCCAGCGAAACGGCGCGCAGGTCGGTGTCCATCCACTGCCGCGGCAAGGTGGGGGGCTGGATGTCTGGGTCGGGCTTCATCATCTTTCGCTCCTGTAGGGCTCGTAGCCGCCCGAGGCGGGGGCCCAGAGGACCTGCTTGCGGTGCCGCTGCGGGGCGCCGGCGCAGATCTGGACGTGGACGTGACCGCCCCGTTGAGGGGCGTAGAAGATCAGCTGGTCGTAGCTCAAGCCCAACTCCTCGATCTTTTCGAGTAGTTGTCCGTGGGTCCGCCCCTCGACCTTGAAGTCGGCCGCCTCGCCCGTGAGGTGCCGCGAGGTCTTCGAGCCGTTGACTGCGGTGTTCACCGCCTCGGACCGGTAGCCCGAGGTCACCCGGATCGGGCGACCCAGAGCTTCCCGCAGCGGGTCGAGGAAGTACTGGACCAAGATCTGGAGGCAGGTCAAGGCCCGCGTCGGAGCGCCGTTATTCAAGCCTGTCCAGGTGCGTTGAAGCTCTTGCCAGGAGAAATGCTTACCCGGCGCTCCGTCAAAGCGCAGCTCGATCTCATGCCCCATGGAGCCTCACTTCGCGATCTTCGAGACCGGCTTGCTGGACCACATTTTGCAGCTGTGAAACCTCGCCTTGTCGGGCGGGCCAGGATCATCGCAGCTGTGCCGAGCGCGGAAGTTGGCCCGGCGCTCCGGATCATCCCGCTTGATCTCCATGTTCGCGTCGCCGAAGCGGACGGTATAGGGCTTTCCCTCATACTCGCCGGTCGCCACGAATTTCTGCTTGCCGTGGCCCGGCTCGCCCTTGGCGATCCTACGGACCGGCACTCTACTTAGCCTTCTTGGGCTTCGCCTTCGGCTTGTCGAAGGCCGGAGTCCCCATCTTGTCGTAGGTCTTCTGGTCGACCGTGGACTTGCTCTTCGGCCGGGACGTACCGGCCTTCTTGCGCTTGTTGATGTTCTCGTAAAGGCCAGCCATCAGGTGCTCCGGTCGGGGCTCTGGGCCCCAGGGTTGGGGGTGAAGCTGCCCGCGTCCGTGAGGCCCTCCAGCCTCGCCAGGCGCCGGTCGATCGAGGTCAGGGTCTTCGCGAAGGCGACGCCCTCGGCCCGTTGATTCGCGATCAACGCGTCGATCTGGTCGAGGTGGCGTTTGCCCAGCGCGGCGGCCAGCGGCACGAGGTGGGAGATCGCCAGCTGGTAAAGCCCGTAGAGCACGGCCATCAGCACGACGACGGCGGCGCCAGGGCCGGCGAGGTAGGGCGCGAGGCCTGCGACGTCGAGCTCGGCCATCATGCCCCACCTCCCTGCGTCGCGAGCACCGCGTCGAAAGTGCAGCGTGCGATCGGGCGGGCGTCGGTCACGCCGGGCGAGGTGCCCACCCCAGGCGTGTAGCGGCTCAAGAGGTCGGCCATCTCTTCGTCCGTGTAGGCGATGGAGACCACCCACCCGGCGCTGTAAGAGCCGTCAGGCAGGGGGATCTCAGCTTGGGTTGCGTTCAATGCGAGCATAGGTGATCCCCTTAGCTGAGCTTGGTGAGGGCGTAGCGAAGGCGGACGCTGATTGCCCCGCCCGTCGCTGTGACCGTGCCGTTGGTTCCGACGAGAACGACGAGCCCGAGTTGCGTGGCGTCCGCGACGTTCCACTGGCCGCCGCCGAGACGGTTGGAGACGTTGCCCGCGGCCGCGCTCATGACGCCGAAGGCGCTGCCCACGCGGTACTTCTGCGGCGTTCCCGTGAAGGAGCAGGTGCCCACACCCTTGGTCATGCTTGCGACGGTCGAAGCGGTGCCGAGGTTCTCTTCCCAGCCGCCCATGCCGGGCGCGCCCGTGCTCGTGCTGATGGCGTAGAGCCCCGACCCCCGCATGGTGCCGAGCACCGTCGAAGACGGGGTCTGCGCGACGCCGACAGCGATGGTGTACTGCCTCACGAGCCCTGGGGTAAGGTTTTCCACGTAGACGGTCATGCTGAAGGTGTCGCCCGCCAGCACTGGAGAACCGTCCGCGTAGGTGAGCCCCGCCCGGTACTTCGGACCGGTAAAGTTGGCGCCGCTCAGGAAGCTGTTGGTCTCGGCGCCCACCCCCACGTTGGCGAGAGTGAAGGTGTGGACGTCGGTCCCGGCGTCATACGCATAGCTACTGAGCAGCGCCGCGGTGTCCGTGAAGATGTACCCGACGGCGAGGTCGCCCAGGGACCGCAGCGCAGCAACAGCCGGCGTCGAGACCGGCCCTCCGGAGGAGCCCGTAGCTGGGTCAAAGAATGGAACGATCGGCATGTTTCACTCCCTCCAGACGATCGTGGATTCCTTGAGGTTGCACGTTCCAGCGTCGGTCTTCGCCCAAACGTAGACGGTAACATCCGTCTGAGTCGGGTTGAGGTTGGTCATCCCCACGCCCGCGCTGAAAGCGACCGATCCGGTGGCCGCCGCTCCAATCCCCGTCGAGATCGTGGCCGTGGTGTCCGGCAGGATCGACTCGTTTCCGGCCGCATCGCTGGTCACCCGCACCGTGAGCTTGGTCGCGCCGCCAGCGATGGCGTGGACGTGCAGGTTGAGCGTCTCCAAGATCCCGACCCAGCGCGAGGCGTTCTTGGTGGGGATCTTGTCGGACAGATTGTGGGTGCGGACAAGACCGTAGGCGGTGGTCAAGCCGTCCGTGCCCGTAAGCTGAGAGGCGTGCAGGAAGTTGGTGATTCGAGTCGGCATCGTCGATCCTCCGGGCGTGGACTGGCTTCGGCCCCCGCACTCTACTCCGTTTTCCCACGGGCCGCAGCGAGCTCCAGGGCCTGCCTGCGGCGCTCATCTTCCACGGACGGGGCTTGACCCAGCACGAAGCCCAGGGCGCGCTCAGGCGCCTCCAGATCAAGCCTGGGGAGCACGCCCTCAGGACGCAGCTCAACCGGGGGCGCCGAGGCCTTCTCGTGCTCCTCGATCAGCGCGGCGCTGACCACGCCGAGCGTTTCACTGAGCCTCAACCCAGGGATTGCCCTTATGATCCCAACATTCATCAGGCCAATGTTGCTCGGCTGGATCGCAACGTAGATCGTCTCTCCAGTCTCAGCGTCATCGCCCCAGACCAAGTAGGGCATCCCCTCAGGCCGGGATTTCCAGTAGCGACGCCGGTTATCGGCCGTCCCTGGGTAGGCGGCTTGGTCTTTGCCGGGGAGCACAAACTCGGGCTGAAACACGCTGAGAAAGAAGTCCCAGTCGCCATTCTTGCGGTCGAGGTCTCCGTGGTGCGCGATCACAGCGGCAGCCCAAAAGGCCTGGGCGTCCCCCATGGGCTTCGCGTCGGGAACGTCGGCGCTCAGGTACTGGTCGCTCGCCCCAGAAGCCTCAATCGCGGCGTCAAGCGCAGCAGAAAGGGCGGGCAGCACGGCGTTTAGGCCGGTGCGGGTGACTTCGAGGCCCTCTTCGACCACCGAGCTGAGCAGGGCCCCCTCGACCTCGGCGCCACCCACCTCGGACGCGCGAGCAGCAGCCGCGACCATCTGGTTCCCGTTCCGGACGGCCGCCAGCCCCAGCTCGAAGGGCGCGTAGACCCGCCCGATCGACGGCAGGTAGTAGGTGCTTTCACCCACGCCAATGATCCCGAGCGACTTGAGTGCTCGATCTCCGTAGACGCCGTAGGGGTCTTCGGCCTTCGCCCGCTCCGAGTTGGCCTTCGCGAAGGCGCGCGACACTGCGGTGTTCTCGGAGCCAAATCGCAGCAGCTCGACCGAGAGCTGAAACATGCTCGAGGCCTCGGCCACGTACTTTCCGACCAGGTTCCGCACGAAGTCCGGGCTCGCGCTGTAGTCGAGCACCGACCGCCTGGCCGCCTCCGCAGCCACCTCGAAGGAGTCCCCCGCCAGCAGGCGGGCCTCAAAGGTCGCACGCCGGAAAGAGAGCTCGAGGGAGTGCGCGAGCCGCTGGCCCACCGTCCGGCTGAACGGGCTCAGCACGTCGAAGGCCAGCCGACCAGCCCCGCGCACCGCTCCGCGGCCCTGGGCGGCCGCACGCTCGCCGTCGCGGATCAAGTCGTCCGCCAGGGCGCCGACGCGCGTGGACTCGACCTCGGTCAAGCCAAGGCCGTGAAACCGGTACTCGTACTCGAGGTCGGAGGGGGAGAGGTAGCGGCCGTCCGGCAGCTGCAGCCCGCCGCCGTTGACCTGCCTGCGGAAGAACTGCTCCGAGGCCTGGCCCGTGCGGGAAAGACCGGAGGTCACCACGCTGACGATCGGGATCGAGAACAGTTTCATCGCGATGTACGGAATGTTCGGTAGATAGTACCCGTACTTGACCGCGTTCTCGAGGTTCTTGGCGAGGTTCGCAATCGCCCAGTCGCGGCCCTGGCTGGCCATGGCGCCGATGTCGGCGCGCAGCCGGGGGTCAACGCCCTCAGCCAGCACGAAGAGCTCCTCCCCGTTTGCGGCCAGCCTTCGCTCGACGTCGGACGCTGCGGGGTCGTAGAGGCGCACTGCGAAGGCGTTCGGCACGGTGGCCCGCAGCTCGACCTTCGCGAGCGAGGGGTCGCGCGTGCCGAGCTTGACCGCCTCGGCGAAGGCCTCCGCTTCCGCCTGCGCGAGCTTCGCGTCGAGGGTGGGGTTGGCGAGAAAGTCGATGGCCCCGCGGTATTCGTCGGACTCCATCGCAGCTTGAGCGAGGCGCTTCTTGACGCCCTCTTCGAGAAACACCTTGAGCAAGGCTTTCTCGTAGTTTGGCAGCAAGGCGCCCCACAGTTTCTCGGTGGTGAAGTTGTTCGTAAGGAACTTTCCGGACCTCGCGTAGAGCCGGTCGACCGCCTTGAGCGCGGCGACGGTGGGGTAGTCCGCAAACTCGACCGCCCTGGAGGCTCCAGCGCGGGTGATCCCCGCCGGGAGGTTGGAGGCGTCGGCAAAGGCGCTGGCCTTGACCGACTTCGCGAGCTCGGGGTTCCCGTAGATGGCCTCCAGGGCTTTGTCCCAGGCCTCCGCTGCGGGCACGTCCGCCGTGTTGAGCCGCTTGGCGAGCTCGGCGTCAAGCGCGGCCTCGAAGCTGCCAAGCCTCTTGGCGCGCCTCGCGATTGCGGCGCCCTCCTCGCGGATCGCCGTCTGCCCGGCCGCTTGGATCTGCTTCCGGGTCGCGGCCGAGGCGATCGACTCTTGCCGGAGCCCGCCAAACATGGGCCCCTGCAGCGTCGCCCTCAGCCTGCGCGCAGTCTGGCTATCCCCCAAGAGCTTTTCGAGGGCAGTCCCGTAGTCGCGCACAGCCACCTGGGCCGAGGTCAAGTCGGTGGCGAGGCGAGCCTCCTGCGGGATCGCCCTGAGCAGCGCCGAATCGACCCGGTCGTTGAGGAGGCGCTCAACAGAGGCAGCGGGAATATCCGTCCAGTCTTCGTCGGTGTAGCCAGGATCAAGATCTTTAGGCCGCCTCAAGTATAGACGGCTTGCTTGCTTTCGATCCAGCGGCGCGCCAAACTTGGCCACCAGCTTATCCCACTCTTTGTTGATCGCTTGGCGCTCAGAAACGCTTAGCGCGCGCCCTTTCGCGTTGTCGATGATCCTGTACATGTTCCTAAGGTCATTCGCGTAGGCTGGGCTTGCGGCGTTGACCGCGTCGAGCTGGGCGCGCACCTCGGCCACCGGCCGCAGGAGCACCTCTTGACGGACGCGCTGGGCTTCCGCCTTCCACTTCGGCCCGAGCACCCTCGGCACCGCCACGCGGTCGGTGACCATGACCATATCATCCGGAACATTGCGGATAAAGGTCCGGTTGAAGTAGTCAAACTCCGCCTGCGTGAAGATGTTGGCGGCGCCCACATCCTGCCGGACTTCGTCGATCGTGTTCGAGGTTCCGCCGATCGCTTGGCGCGCAGCGGCCCGCTTGGCCTCGGGCACGTTCATCGTGTTGATCGACTTTTCCGCCACCCTGCGGACCACCCGGCCGTCCGAAGGCGCGCCCTTCGTGATCGCCGCAGCGAAGTCGGCCGCAGGGCTAACCAGCGCACCGGCCCGAGTGCCTCGCAGGGCCTCCGCTGCGTTGATCGTGGCCGCCGCCGCAGCCCCGGCCGCCTTAGACCCGGCCGCCGCCTTGCCCAGGCCCTTGGCCGCCCGGGCGAGGGTGCCAGGGCCCGCGGGGATGAACACGTCGCCGACGGCGCCAGCCCAGAAAGCCGCGTCGGGGTCGCCGTAGACGTTGGCGTACCACCGGCGGGTCGCGGGGGAGTCGAGGAACTCGTCCGCCATGGTGCGGCCGCCAGCGAGGCTTCGGGCCAAACGGCGCGTTTCGGCTTCGTAGAAACCCTGGGGGTCTTCAAGCACCGAGGGCACCTCGATCCCAGAAACGCGGCGCCGGCCCTCGGGGTCCATGCTGGTCGGGCCCTGCTCGGTGCCCTGCGTGGCCACGCCAGGGAGCGGGATGGCGAGCTGCGGGATCGAGCGCAGCGCGTCGACCGCCTGCTGGGCGAGCTCGGGCGAGATCTTGCCCGCCGCAGCGCGCAGCGGCTCCTCGAGGGCGCCCAGCGGGTTGATGATCTCCGTCAGCCCGAGCTTTTCGCGGACCTGAGCCACCGCGAGGCCGAAGTCATTCGGGTCCTTCGGCACGCCGTTTCGGTCGACCTCGTAGCCGAGCCCGCGGAAGTAGCCCTCGGCCGCGAGCACCGAAAGCGTACCGAGCCCGGCCCTCAGCGTGGCGCCCAGCTCGGTTTCCGTGGTGCCCGCGCCGAGCTCGTCCCGCGTGCTCAGAATACCGGAAAAGTACGGACCAGCAGCCTCGTACCAGCTCACGTCTTCGCCCGCGGCTACCCGGCGTTCAAGCTCCTTGCTGGCCGTCGAGATCCGGTCCGCTGCCGCCTTCGCCGCAGCTTCGGACATGACCGTCTGCTTCGCGAAAGCCTCGGTAACTTCCTCGCCAGCGGTGGGTTGACGCAGCTTGCCCGTGGCCGGGTCGAGGTAGAGCCGCTCGCCCTCGATCGAAGGGGCCCTCGGCGCCTGGCCAGCGATCAGCTCGGGCGTGGGGGTCGCCCTCAGGGCCTTCGTGCGCTGGCGCTCGCGCAGGTCCGACTCGACCGTCAACTCGCGCAGGCGGGGAGTGCCCTCTGCGGACGCGAGAATAGCGACGTCCAGCTGCTTATCGCTCATCTCCTCAGGCGATGCCGTCGCCGGGTCCTCAGCAAACCTTGCATCGGGATCGACGCGCCGGATGCGGGTAGATCGAAACGTCGGCAGGATGTAGGTGCCCACCTCCGTAGAGGCCCTGACCTTGCCCGGCTGGATCGACGTAACGGCGCCCAGCCGCTCCGCTTCGAGGCGTGCGCGCTCGCGCGCCACGGATTCGCCCTCTTGCCCAGCGACCGGCAGCCGCTCTTTGACCGCCTCGTAGGCCTGCTCGGCCATCCGAAGCTGCGCCTCAGGCTCGCTTTCGAGCGGGGCAAACTCCGGGGTGGCGGGCACGTCCGTGGGCAGTGGCAAAGCCTTGAGCGCACGCTCCGCCCGTCGGGCCTCGCGGTCGCGCTCGATCCGTCGCTCGATCCTCGCAGCCTCGATTTCTTCTGGGGTCATTGAGCCTCCAGCTCGTCAAGTCGGTCCAGTAAGGCGTTGTACTGATCGGTGCCCCTCGGGATGGCGCCAGCGGAAAGCAGGGCCTTGAGCTGCCGAGCCTGCTCAGCCTTGCTTGCCGGGGCCGCCGGGGGTGCGGCCGGGGGCGCCGGGGGCTTGGGGGCGGGCGCCTTCGGGGCGGGCGCGGGGGCCTTCGGGGCGGGCGCGGGCGCGGGCGCGCGGGCAGGGGCCGCCCGGGGCGCAGGGGTCTTGCCGGAGATCACATCGAGGAGCTCTTGCGTGCGGGCGGTCGGGGCAGCTGCAGCCCTGGTTCCGATGACGGGGTCCGCCACTACGGCTCCCGCGGCCCCCCTGCGTGCCTCCAGCTGCGCTCGCTGGGCCTCGAGCTGGGCCCTGGTCGGCAGCGCCGCCGGAGCGGGCTCAAGCGGGGGAACCACGCCACCGCCGAACACGAGCTCCTCCTCGCCCGGAAACACGTCGCCTCGGCTCCCCGAGAGCGTTCCACCCTCAAGCGCGCCGGACGCGGCGTCGCGAGCCGCCGGCGAAAGACCTGCCGGGGGCGCCGGGGGTGCAGCCGGGGGCGTCGGGGGGCGGCTCCGAGCGAGGTCCTCTTCGAGCTGGTTTCGAGCTGCCTCCGCGGCCTTCACCGCTTGGTCCGCAGCCGAGGCCTCGGCCTCGCGCGCCTTGACCTGGGTCTCAGCGTCCGCCTCGAGGCCCTGGAGCTTCGCCCGGCGCTCGGGGCTTTGATCCTCGCCGCCCAGCTCGGTGTAGGCCATGGCAAAGGCCACGGCTTCGTCCGCAATCTTCCCGTCGTATCCGACCCGCTTGAGCTGGTCCCTCAGGTCTTGCACGCTAAGGGAATCCCCTCGGCGCAGCTTCATACCGGTGTACTGCACCGCCAAGCGCTCGGCCCGGGTGTTGGGCGAGAGTGCTTCGCCCGCGCTGAGCGCGTCGCGCACCCGCTCGTGGGCGCCGATGTAAACGCCGTAGTCATCGGTCTTCTGGTACTGTACGTAGGCGTTCTTCCACGCCTCCTTCGAGTCCGCCGCTTCGAGCCTGTAGCCGCGCGCGATGAGCTCCCGCCGGATGGACTCCTGGCCTGGGTCATTGTACGTAGTTCCGACGGCACGTTCGCGCTCTTTCTTGAGATCCGCGACTTGCTTGCGCGCGCTCAGCACGGCGGGCTCGAAGGCCGTCCGCTGGTCGTTTCGGAAGGCCTTGGCGACCTTGGCCTCTGCGTAGATCTCCCGAGCGTAGTCGAAAGCCTCGTCGCTGTCGAAGTCTTCGCGGTTGATTGTGCCATTCTCCAGGGAGTTGACCGCAGCCACGAAGGCGTCTTCGGCCGTCGCAAACCCGGTCGCGGCCGGCGCCTTGGTCTGGGGCCGCAGGTCGGCCACGGCCTTGCCCTCGTAGCCTCCGACGATTCCGCTCGGACCGGCGAAGTACGTAGACTCGAAGAGCTGGTTGAGGGTCTCTTGGCGCGCCGCCTCTTCGGGGGTCTGGGCGCGGACGCCCCTCGCCTGGGCGCGCGCACCGCCCGCCGCCACCGGCTGCTTGACGGCCGCCCGGATGTTGGCCAAGTCTTTGTAGTCGGCGCCCAGCTGCTTCTCAGCGAAAGCAGCGATTGCGGCTGCCTTTTGAGGAGTAGTCCCTGGGGCCCTGATAGCCGTTTCAGCGGCCAGCGCGACGGCCTCCTTGTCCAGGTACTTGCCGACGGTGAACGCGGATTTATCCTCCGCAGTCAACTCGACCGAGCGACGCGCGGCAAGACCCTCGCCTGCTCGCCGGGTCCGACCGGCGTTCTCCGCGTCATACTGCTCCTTGAGGAGCGCGGTCGCGGTTTCAAGCGAGGCGGGCGGCTGCGCCTGTAGCGCGGCCTCGAGCCCAGCGGCGGTGTTTTGCGCTTGGCTGATCAGGGAGTCGATGTACCGGACTTGATCCTGTTCACTCGCAATATCCCGGCGGATCGCCTCCACCCGGTAGGCGGCGCCGAGCGTGCGAGCGTACTGGTCGAGGTAGGCCGGAACCTTTCCCTTGAGCGTCGAAGCCATCAGAAACCCCCTCGGGCGGTGGTCGGAGCGAAGGCGTTGAAGCCGAAGCCAGTGGTGCTACCCGGGGCGTTGAAGCGCCTAAGTAGAGATGCGGTCTCTTCGGCGCGGGCCGCGGCGTTGATCTCGGCCATTTTGGTGGTCTGCATCTGGCTAAGACCGGCCGTGGCCGCCTCGCCTGCGCCCGCCAGCCCGCCGCTGACGGCCTGCGCGATGCCCCTCGCCCTTGTAGCGTCCGCCAGCCTGCGCTGCGCGTTTAGGGCGTCCATTCGGGCCACGTCGGCCTGAGCCTGGGATTCGTTGAGTACTTCTACTGCCTCGTTTTGCTTCTGCCGAGGGTCGCGCTGGGCCGACGCCTGGGCCTGCTCGGCCAGGAACAGCTCGCGACCCGAGGCGCCGGTGCCGCGCGCGGCGGCCCGTTGAATCCCCTGGGCCTCGATCTGGCGCGTGGCGCCCGCCTGCTCGGTGAGGAACCGCTGCTCGAGGCCACCGCGCTGGCGCTCGGTCAAGCCCAGCGCGCCTCCCGCCTTGCGGCGCTCGAGGTCGTCGAGCTCCGCCTGCTCGGCCGGAGACAGGCGCATCTTCTTGCCGGCGCGGGCTTCCCCTACCCCCTCGGCAATCCCGGCGCCCGCCTTAGCAATGCCCACCCCAAGTAGGGCCAAAGTGATCGGATCCATCCGTAAACCTCACAGGTAGTAGGCCTCGATCGAGACGCCCCAGTTTACCACGGCGGCGCGGTCGATCAGTGAATGTACTGCCAGGCCAAAAGTAGCGACGCCCACGGCATTGTAGTCGACCAGCAAGGTCCCTTGCTTGTCGACTAC